TGCGACCGGCTGCTGGCGACCTCGATGTTCGACCACGTTCCCATCAGGAGCCTCCGAGCTTTCGGTCGATGTTGTCGAGCGAGCGGGCCATGCGATCCATCGTCCCGGCTTGGTCTGGCTGCATCATTCCGCGGGTCGAGCCGCCCAAGCTGAAGCCCTCGCCCGTATAGAGAGTTCCAGCTCCAGCACTTTCAAATGGGGTAGCAACGACTGATGCCAAGCCAGACACAAAGTCTGCAACCATTTGTCCACCAGCCAAAGTTGGAACGGACGATCGCTCCTTGTCTGTGAACTTTTGCATTTCAATCAATGCTTGGTCGACAGTCTGTCCAAACATTGATTTTGTCGTTTCCCACAAGCTTGTCCACATGGCGGTCGCGGCGTTCATGTCGGGTGCCTGCTCGATGACGCGGGCGGCCCGCTCCTCGACGCGGAACTGCTGTTCGCGGGCCGAGGCGGCCGCGCCCGCGCCGAGCGCCTGCCCGACGGCAACGTCGGCCTGCATCTGCGCCGCCGTGAGCTGCCCACGCGCAGCTGCGGCCTCCGGGCTGAACTTGAACGCCAGCTGGTTCAGCTCATCGACCCGATTGTTGATCGCCGAGATGATGCCCTGGAGCGCCCCGAACGCCGTCTGGGCGACACCGAGCGCCGCCGTCATGCTCGTTGCGGTGGCCGTGCGACGGGCCGTCCGGTTGAGCTTGTCGAGCTCCTTGTTGGTCGCGGCGACACCCTTCACCACGCCCGAGGTGTCCATGGCGACCTGAATGGTCGACTTCATGCTCTTGTCAGCCATGGGAGCCCTTTAGCCACGGGAAGATGGCGTTGGGCCGCTTGCCGGTCAGGGCGCAGGCGATGACCACCAGCGCATTTTCGATGCGCTCCTCGGTGGTCAGCTCCTGGGATGACAGGCCGACGGGCATGGTCATGCGTTGCTCGGGGCTTGCGATGCGCCAGAGCCTGCGCTCGGCGCGACCGTAGGGCGTGGCCGGTTGACCTCGGCGAGGAGCGCCGCGGCGAGGTCGGCGCGGATGGTGCCCGCTTCCTTGGGGTTGGTCAGGAACGGGGTGCCGTCCGGGCACTCAATGGTCGTGACCCACCAGTACGGGTTCGTCGCCGATGTCTGCGCCTCGGCGAGGGTCGGCTCGCGGAACACCAGCGGGCCGATCTCGTCGATCGTGACCGTGCGCCGCCGGGCGGTGAGCTGCTCAATCGGGATCGGCACTTACTGCTCCTCCCAAGAGAGTTCCCACAAGGCGAGGTCGGTGCCATTGTCGTTGATCGACGCCGAGGTAATGTGGATGCTCATGGGGTTGGTGCCCGAGCCCCACTCGTCAAACGACTTGGTCCCCTGATCGACGTACTTCAGGGTCAGCGTCACGCCCGTTCCCGTGGTCGCCGCGGTGAGGTCGTTTGGGAACAGGTGCCCGCGAAGGGTGTCATCGGTCGTGCTGTCCTGTCGCAGGAGCGTCAGAGTCCCCGAGCGCCGGATGCGGCCGGGGAGCCGCTTTTCCCGGTAATCGGCGAGCGTGGTCGCGTCGAACGACGCACGCTCGACGTTGAGGGTGAACGAACGCACCTGGACGGACGCCACGCCGCTGAAGGTGATGGTCCCGCCGAAGCCGGTGATGAGTGCCATGGTCAGATTCCTTGGAAGGTGAAGGTCATGGTGCAGACGCGCTCGTCGCCTTCGGAGCCGTCTGCCTGTGATTCAGTACGCATCGAGGTCGAGATCGCCGTGAGTACAAGCTTCGCGTACGTCGCGCCCAGGGTGGTCGGGTTGTCCCAGTAGTCCACGATGTCATCAGCCACCTGGATCACGCCGAGCGCCGTGTCGCCGTAAATGTTGACCTCACAGGTCACCATCCACGACGCAGCCGGTTGACCTGGCTGCGTCACCTGGCACTCGGCTCCGGTCAGCTCCCACACGACCGCGGGCGTCTGGGAGCCCGGCCGGCGCATTCCGACGGCGACGTCGGCCGTCACGGCGTTGTCCATGTGCTGCTGGAGCGCCTTGGCGACCTTTTCAAGTGCCAAGACGCTCATGGCTTGCCGCCCTTCGAGAGCAGCTTCTTTGCCTCTGCAAGCGTCTCACGGGCCATGGCATCCATGACCTTTTGCAGATTCGCCCGCGCCCAGCGGTATGACCGGAACGCGCCGCGGATGGTCTTTGCTGACCCCTTGGCCGCGTCCATGGCTTTCCGCTTGGTCGAGGTGTAGTCGGCCAATTCCTTGAACTGCGACCGCGCTTCCGCATACATGGCGTACATGGCCGAGCTACGCGCCTGTTTGGCCTGCCTGGTGTTTCCGGGGTTGGCTTTCCAGATTGCGTCGCGCTGCTCCTTCACGAACGCACGACGTGCGTCACGCTGTGAAGCAAGCGACTGCGGTGCAGACGCATAGAAGCTGCTTCCGCCCCCGAAATGCCGGAATCCCGATTCGAGGATGTGGTAGATGCGCTGGCGTCCCTTGGCCCGCGCTCCACCCTTCGCGCCGTATCGAATCCCAATTTGCGCCCGAAGCTGCGCCGATGGTCCCGCGCCCGTGCGGCGCACGTCCATCTGCGTCGCCGATGCAATGGCTTGGCGGTGCGTCTTCTTGCCACGGTACATGGATGACTTCCAGAGCTTGGCAAGGTCTTTCACGAACGGCGCAAGCGCCCGACGCGCACCTGTCTTCCGTGCCCGTTCGTTCAGGCGTTCCGGCAGCTGGTTGAGGGTTGCCATCAATTCCTTGCTTTCGAGCGTCATTTTGATGACCGGAACGCTCATAGCACCACCTCGACGGCAATGATTTCCATGTTCCGGCGGCGCTGGTCGCGGTCGGTCGCGCCGCGGATGTTGAGGTAGCGGGTCGTGCCACCGTCGGACCAGAGCAACCGGCTGCGCGTCGAGATCGACGGGTGCCATGGGCACAGGATTCGGTAGTTGCTCTGAATCGCCGGGCCGCCATCGTCCACGCTTTCGGCGGTGTCCAGCTGCTCGATGTGCATGGGGATCACGGCGACGTCGGACCATGTCTCGACGGCCTGCCCGAGATCGTCCACGGTCGTAGCAGGGTTCTGCAACGTCGCGACGAGCCGCATCATGCCATGCGGGACATGCGCCATCAGCCGATCCCCTTCCCCATCATGCTCGAAATGCGGTCCCAGTAGTCACTCGACAGGACCACGGTGTCATCCCCGCGGCTCGCAACGTGCTGTGTTACGCGCTGTAACAGCGCCATTTCGAGGAGCGGGTTCAGGGTATTGCTGCCAGCGGCTAGGGTCAAAGACAGCGGGTAGCTCAAATCATTGACGTCGAGGTCAGCGTATTGGAGGCCGTTGATTTCGCGCAGATTGATGCTGATGATTTGCGCGTTGTCATTGACCGTGGTGCATAGCGTGACCGGCTGCCGGGAGAGAAGTACCAACTTCTCCGTGTTCGTTGGCTCGACGCCGACGTACTGCGTCCGTGTGACCGGATCGACCACCCAGCCGGTGCGCTCCTCAAGCTCGCGCACGGCCGCCTCCCAGGCGATCTGGATGGCCGGATCGTCCTCGGTGTGAGGGATGCGAGCCCAGGCGCGGAACTTGGCGAGGTCCAGGGGCATCGTGCTCCTTCAAGCAGGGGCGTCGGGGGTGCAGCCCGACGCCCCTGCCGATGGGAGGAGAAGAACCGTCAGGCGTTGGTGACCTGGAGCTGCACGAGCGACTTCACGCGGGTGAAGGCCGAGTTCGCGAACGCCATGCCCTGGAAGATGACGCGCGCCGAGCTGGCCGCGGTGATCTCGTCGCGGATCATGCCGATGCCGCCCCACTCGCGCACCGAGAACCCGTCGCGGATGTTGCCGAGGACCGCGATCGTGTTCTTGCCGGTGGTTGCCGTCGCGACGTGCGCCGGGAGGTACTCGGTGACGTAGACCGGGAGGCCCATGAGCGTAAACGGAGCCGCGCCGACGAGCGCCGCGTCAGCCGACGGCACGAAGATCGGCACACCGTTGACCAGGAGGCCCGCGATGGCCGCGTAAACGTCCTGCGGGAGAATCCACGCCGCCGAGCCCCAGTACGCCGCCGGGAGCTTGCTGTAGCGCATTTCAGACAGCTTCGCGACCGTTGCGCCGGCCGTGATGGCCAGGGCGCGGGTCGTGCCCGTCGAGGTCGCCGTCGTGATATTCACGTTGGCATTGACGGTGAAGATGCCCGTGGGCGAGTTCGTGCCGGTGCCGCCGACGTAGCCCCATTCGAGGTTCTTCGAGAGCTGGCGCTGGAGCGTGTCCATCACCTCGGCCTCGATGTCGAAATTGGCCTGCCGGATCAGCTGCTGGCTCACCTGGGTGAACGGGATGCACGGGACGGGCGCGATCGGCACCTCGGTGAAACCGGGGTCGATTGAGGTCCGCGCCGTGGTGCCCGTGTCAGGCTGCGTCCAGGCCGAGGTATAGCCAGCCGTCTCAAGGTTGTTGTAGCGCAGCGTCGGGTAGCCCTGGACGCCGGTGCGGATGTCCGCGAGGTTGCGGACCACGGTGTTCGCGTCGAGGTACTTCAGGATGCCGTCCTCGTACAGCTTCGGGATCAGGATGCTGCTCGAAGCGGTCGAGATGATTTCGCGCTGTTCCGGCGCACGACCGCCCTTGAGGTAGCCGAGGAACTGCTCGCGGTACTCGGTCGAGGACCGCCATTCTTCGGCCTGCTCGCGCTTCTCCTTGCCGACCTTCGCCAGCACGGTGTGACTCGCGAACTTCTCGCGCAGCTCGGCCGCGGACCGCTTCTGGTTGAGCTCCTTGAGCTCGTCCATCAGCTCGGTCGCACGGGCTTCCTGCTCGGCGTTGATCTCGTCATTTGCGAGAATGCCGTTGACTTCCGCTTCAATCGCCTTACGGCGCTCGATGATTTCTGCCTGCTTCATAGCGTGATGCTCCGGTACCGCAGACGAAGCCGGGCGAGCGCCCGGCTGTAGGTGCGAGCTTCGGCGGCCGTCTGCGGGTACGCGCCGGATTCGACAATGGACACCTCGCGTAGATCAACGTCTACGAGGGTGCGCTCGGTGCCCTTCCAGGCGTCCGAGCGAACGATGAAACCGAACGACATTTCGGACAGGACGCCCGAATCGACCAGCGCATAGACGTCCTTCGCCCGCTGCGTGTCGGGCAGCTCGACGTCGAACGCCAGCCCGCGTGTGTCACTCGCGAGCTTCAGGCGCTGGCTCTTGGTGTTGGCGAGCAGCTCGCGCCGGTCATGGCCGACCAGGAGCGAGATGTTCCCGGCGAGGCTCCGGTCGAATGCGCCACGGGCGACGCGCTCGGTGAACGGCTTGCCGCCGTTGACGCTGCGAACGACCAGCGGCAGGCTTGGTGCGTCGTACACCGCGGCGTAACCGGCGATCCGGTTGCCTTGGCGCTCAAAGCTCGTCGTACGGACCTCAAGCATCCTCGGCCTCCTCGTTGTCGGGCCCGGTGGCTGCCGACGCGCCGCCAGGCATCGTGACCTCTGGCGTGTCGAGCCCTTCGACGGGAGGCAGCCCGAGGTAATGCCTTGCGTCGTTGGGACTCATCACGCCCGCGAGGACGAGCTTCGAGAACGCCATCCCCTGGTCGCGGAGGTTTCCCCGCGTGATCGGGGTGGTGTCGATTCTGACCGTCTCGCCGGGACCGCAGAGTTTGCGCGTGAGCTCCGACTCCCATGCGCTTGCCCATGCGGCGATGGCTCCGTCGGCGTATGCGCGGGCCGTTTCAGCCTGGCTTGAAAGCGCGCCGCCGCCCTGCTGGAACAGCATTTCCGGCGGGACGCCAAAGGCGCGGGCGATTTCCTGCACCGAGAATCGGCGCGATTCGAGCATGGTGCCCGACGTCTCGGCGCTGATCTTCTCGGCCTTCATGCCCTCGCGCAGGATGAGCGGGCGCGACGCGCCGTCCGCGGTCGCGTGCATGTTCATCCAGGCGTCGCGGATGGCCTGCACCGTCTGGTCGCTCATTGCGCCGGGGTGCGAGATCGCGACCTTCCCCATGCTGCCCGTCTTGACGAGCGACGCATGGGCGGCCGACTCGTCGGCCGCGAGCTGCATCGTCCACCGCGCCGCCTCAAGCGGCGATCGGTACCAGCACGGGTTCAGGTGATCCGGGTAGCAGCCGATGTGGAGGATCTGATCCTGCGCGAGCACCGTCTGGCCGACGCGGTACTCGACACCATCGTCGCGGATTTCGGCGCTCATGGCGTCCGCTGGCACCGGCTGGAGCTCGGCGACCGACCCGTCCGAGCCGCGGCGGATCAGCGCGAGCCCGTTGCCGTGCATCAGCGCCGTCGAGGTCGTGTACCGCCGGAACTCGTAGCCCGACTGCCACCGGCTGGCGTCACGGTTGAGCAGCATGGCGACCGGGTGATCCGGCAGCTTCTGCCCGCTGTTGTCGTAGACGTTGACCGTCAGCCGGGCGATGTCGGCCGAAATGAGCTGCGTCGCCCGCAGGACCGCGGGAATCCCATCGGCCGGTCCGGACATGACAGGCTCTGGTCGCGTGTAGATCGCGACGCCTGACTTGAACCCGAAGAACCGTGAGAAGAGGCCCACGGTCGCATAGAACACAAGTGCCCAAAATCGTCAAGGCCAATTCCGGCAAACACGGACTATCCGAGCGGACAAGTCGACGCGCTCAACCCGGTCGCCGTGCGGACTTGGTGATGCTCCATGAGCAGCGCCGCCATGTTGCCGGCGACCACGGCGTCGGTGTTCCCCGAGCTGCGGCCCTTCACCGGGCGGATGTTGCCGACGTTGTCGGCGATCAAACGCACCGAGTTCAGCGCCGCCCGCAGGACCGGGTCGGGCTCGTAGAACAGCTGCTTCGACTTCAGGAGGTCGCCCCAGAGCTTCCACGCCGGTGCCATCGTGCGGATCGATTGATCGACCGGGACGATCGGCCAGCCCTTGTCCATCCACCGTTTGATGTCCTTCGCCTGGCTCGGGTGCGGGTCAACGCCGATCTTCCTGACCCCGAATTGGTGCATCAGGTTCTCGATTTCTGCTTCCACGATGGTCATATCGTGCCATTCGCCTGGCATCCGCCGGAGGTGGCCCTGCTCGACCCACGCGCCGAGCGGCTGCTTGCACCGCTTCTCGTCGCGCCCCATGTCGGTGCCGGCCCACCATGACACGTTCCGCGCCCGGATGACGCCGCCGTCCACGACCATCAGGCACAACGTCGTGAGGTCAAGCTGCGGCCCGTAGCCGCCGCGGGACAGGTCGAGCCCGATGACCGCCGGCGCGCCCTGGAGCCGGGTCCAGTCGGCTGGCTGCATCTGCCGCTCAAGCACGGCAAGGTCGATGTCGGTCGTGGCGAGTTCGTGGTACCGGCAGGCGAGCTGCGTCTCGAACTCGGCGATCTGCGCCGGGTCGCCCGATTCGAGCATGGTCCGCGCCGAGAGTTCGAGCTGGCCGGGGTCGATGATGACGTTCAGCGCCGGGTGCGCCTTCGGCCAGGCGGCCGGGTCCGCCGCCTGGTCATCCTGTTCGAGCCCGTACAGCATCGGCCACCAGCCAGCCGGGTACGGGGTGCCGTCGGCGATGGCCCGCTCTAGGGCGTCCCAGTAGCCCCAGATGGGCCGGGTCTTCTGCTCGGGGTCGGGCGTCGTGATGGCGAGCAGCTGCGACGTCGGGAACTTGGCGAGGCCCGTCAGCAGGCGGCCGAACGCCTTCTCCATGCGGGCGACCTCGTCGGCGATCACCATGCGGGTCGTAAGCCCGTCGAGCGCCTTGTCGGTGCACGGGAGCGATATGTACCGGTTGTTCCCGTGCTTCACCCGTCCAGGGTGCGCGGGCGTTGAGCCGCCTGACTTATTCCAATCGGCGACGCCGAGCGTCTCGGACATGACCGCCATGCGCTCGAACGTCTTCTGGGCGAGGCGCGAATCCGGCGCGACACTCGCGAACTCCAGCCGCGTCGATGGGTCTCGCATGGCCGACATAAGCAGGCTCGCCGCAAACTCGGTCTTTCCGTTGCCGCGGGCCACCGCCAAGAGCAGCGCCTTCGTGGCTGGCGTGTCAGACTTGCGGCCGTCCACCATGCGCCGACGGGCGAGCAGGACCATGGCGACCATGCATTGCCACGGCATCCAGACGAGCGGCTGGCCCGCGCCAGCTTCCGCGCCCTGCCCGCACTTCAGCGCGAACGCCCTGGCGTCCTCGGCGAGCTGCTCGTCCCACCAGACGCCGTGCTCGCCTGGCTTCGCCCGCTCGGCGAGGTACCGACGGCACGAATCGCGGATACGGGAGTTCGCCACAATCGACCCATCGACCACCGCACGGGCATAGGCGTCCGCAGCGTCGGCGCATAAACACGGGTTCTGCCGATGTTTGCGACGTGTGTCTGTTTTGACGGTCCCCACAACGCGGTGCCCCTGCGATCCGACCCCCCTCGGCCCCGATGGGGGGGTGCGATTCATTGCCTTTCCATCGCGCTTTTTATCGTATGGCATTGTCGGCAAAGGCTTTGCAGATTAGATGCGTCGTTGGTTCCACCACGGTGCAGCGGCACGATGTGATCTGCTTCAAGGTCCACAATCGAACCGCACTTGGCGCATTGCACGTTGTTGGCCTTGTGCTGCTTTGCAATGCGTGTCCATGTCCCACCACGCGAATGCTGCATCGACTTGCCATGGTCGTATGCCTTGCCAAGCCCACCCTCGAACCTAAACCGTCGCATTCGCGATCCCGTTCATGGCGTCGATCATGCGTTCGGTGTCTTCTCGACGCCATACGACCAGCCAGGGCGAACGGTCTTGCCTGCACACCACCACAGGCACCTGGTCGGCCTTGGCGTCGCGTACTGCCTGCTGAATCCAACGTTCGGCGAAGCCGCATGTCACGCTGCTGTACGCGAGGTAGTTGCGCCGCAGGATGCCTGGCAGATGGTTCAGCCGGCAGTAGCACAGTTCGCCGGCGACGAGCAGCGCCGTGTCTGCGCTGCGCTTGACCCACCATGTCAGCCCTGCCTTGTAGTGCTTGACCTCCCAATGCACGGTGTACGGCCCGTTCATGGGCTCGATGTCGCCAGCACCCTTGCCGTTGAACTGCTGCGTACGGTGGAACAGGACGCCGAGAAGCTGGCCGACGTCCTTCGCTGCTTCGAGCTCGGCCCGCTTGCCCTTGGTGCGTGACTGGGTCATGCGTCGACCCATTGCCCTTGCCGCCACACTTGCGGCGGCGTAGCCGGTGGCCGGTCGTGCTTCGCGTCCGGGTTGCCGTACAGGATCGCCCGCAGATCGGCAATTTCCTGCGTCTGCCGCGCAGTAGCGGTGGCGAGATGCTTGTTCATGTAAAGCAGCTCTTCGAGGTACGTGGCGACCACGCCTGGCAAGTGCTTGCGATTCACTTCGAGGAACGTGGTGATTTCATGGATTCGGCGTTGTTGGGCACTCACGCTGCCACCCCCTTGAGTTTGTGCATCACCACCGCCCGAACGTCGCGAGCGCCTTCGAGGCTCGTCGTGATCCGGTGCAGCGTGTCGTACGGTGCGTTGCCGGTGCGGGCCCAATGCTCGCACAGGAGCCGCCAGCCCCATTGGGCGTCCGGGTCGCCGAGCCCGTGCTCGGCCATGATCCTGCGCACGACGCGCAGCTGGGCGTCGGGGTCGCCCCGCGGGTCCCGCATGGCGATCCGGGATCGGACCTCCCAAGAGAGATCCCACCCCCCCGCCGGTGCGGCGTCAGCCGCCCGTGGTTGGTTGGGATAGTTACTGGGATAGTTAGTGGCTCTGTGTGACACCATTCCGGTGTCAGGCTGACACTTTGGTGGTGTCTGTGTGACACCATGCCGAGGCTCCGGGTGAGCCATCACGAACCCGTAGGCGAGCCCCCGCTTGGTCCGCTTGGTCGTGATGACCATCTTCGAGCGGAGGGTCTTCATCACGCGCTTGACGGTCGCCAGGGAGAGGCCGGTCTTGACGGCGACATGGGCCTGCGACGGGAAGATCCGGTCGCCGTAGTCCAGGAGCGCCAGCGCGACGAGCTTCTCCATCGGGTCGAGGGAGTCGCCCATGCGCCAGACGTCACTCGGGTAGAGCTTTGCCATTAGAACGGCACCTCCTCGTCGCTCGTCACGGCGACAACGTCGGCGACCACTTCGCCATCCCGGTACGGCTTCAGCGTGACCTCGACCAACACACCTGGCGAAATCGACACCTCCTCGAACGACGTGAACCACTGGGTCACGCCGTCCTGCGCTTCGAGGCCGACGCGGTAGTACGGCTTCCCGGCCTTGGACTCTTTGGCTTGGACCGCCGCAAGTACGCTGCGAACGCGGCGAAGGCCGCCTTCCTGCCCTTTAGAGGCGCTCGGAGCCTTCGGTGGGCTCGGCAGCCGTCGAGGAGCCTCGGACGCCTCCTGGGGCATCCTGGCGTCTTCTGCGGGCATCTCCTCTGCGAGGCTCGCCTCGGCACCGAGCAACGCGGTCGCCCAACCCATGACGCCCTTGAGCGCCCGGCCGGTCGCCCGCGTCTGCGCCATCATCTGGCGGGCGAAATAGTCACGCTTTGACCATTGCCGTTCGTCCTCAAACACGCTGCCGATGCCGCGGCCGACGATCGCGCCTTGGTCGTAGACCACGGCAGTCGCTTCCCAGTAGCCGGGGAGGTGCTCGGCCGGCGGGACGTAGCGCAGCTGCTCGACGGCCGTCGTGTAGCCCAGGCTCGAACCGACCGCCTGCGCACCGGCGACCATGAGGTAGCCCTTGTCCCCGATGCGCTTGATGTACGACTTCTTCACGGCGTGGGCCACCGCGGCCACGGCCTCTTCGTTGCGCTGCACCCGCTGCATCGGGGTCAGGTGGCCCGTCGAGACGGGAACGATCTCGTGCTTCACGCTGCACCCCCTTCCCGGGGATCGAGCACCGGAGCGTGCATTTCGTCCAGCTCCCATTCGAGCTGCTGGCGGATCGTGCGACGCTGCCCTGCTGCACGCTTGGCGAGTGCCTTGTAGTACCCGCCGCCCAAACGCAACGACACCGCCTCATCGGCGTGAACCCGCGGACGTCCTCTCTTGCCTGTTTTTTCCGACATTTGCTGCTCCCATGAGCAGCGCGGTCCGAGAAACGGTCCCGGTGATCCGTGTTATGTTAAACACGGTCCCGCGCTGCGTTGAGCAGCATATCGACGATCCGCCGCGCCGTCGCCAGTTTTTTCTGGTCGCGCGCCAATTTGTACGCACTATGTTCGGAAGCGCGTAACCTGTTGACTGCCCGAGACTTATTGGAGCCGACCTTCACGCGCCAATCCCATCGCGGCGCGTACGGGTCGGCCGTAAGCGTCCACTCGGAGTCGATGTCCTGCTTGCAGATCCACCACTCCCCCCGTTGAAGATCCATGCCTCGGATGGCCGCCCGGATTTCCATGCATTTACTGTAGCATGGAAGGATGCAGCAGCAAGGGGTGAATATCCGGGCGGTGCAGCAAGCTGATGCTCGGGCTGCGACCGAGGAATGGCAATCGACCCGCAGCGAGATGGGTTCCGCGCTTGGGTCCTGCTTCGTCTACGTCCTGTCCGTAATCGTGGCCTTCTACGTCGTTCGGGAAGGCGTTACCCGGGGGATGCTTCACGCCTGGGCGAAGCGTGACCGGGACGAGCTGAAGGCCGCCGAGAAGGCCGAAGCTGCGGCACAGGCACGGCGCGCAGCCACGCCAGCACTCGCCGGACGTACGACGGCGTCGCCCGGTTCAGCGCGGCCTGGCGCTGCTGGCACTTCCCGCAAGGCTTGATCCCGACCGCCTTGGTCGCACCGGCGATGACGTCGCCGAGGCCGGGAGTTGTGGGCGGCGGCGGTGTGTGCACAACCGCCCCATTGCTGTGATCCGGCAGCGCACCCATGGCGGCCTCGAACTCGGAACGATCGACCAGGCGGAACGTGCCGTCCTTGTCCTTCCACCAGAACTTGCTTGTCATCAATAGATCTCCACCGTCGAGGAAATGACTCCGAGCTGCGCGAGCGCCTTTTCCCATGCCCCAGGACTCTCGCACAAAGCACGGGCTTGAATGCACTCAAGGTCGTTGCAATCCAACGTCTGGCCGAGGTTGCCGCACAAGCCGACGCCGATCGGCTCGTAGACGCCCTTCTGCATCTGGCAGTAGTTGGGCGGCGTCATCGTCGTAGCGTCACGGTACAGCCGGTAGATGATCGTGATCCCCGTCTGGCTCTCGCAGCAGACAGGCCCGCAGTTGAACACCTGGCCGTCGCACCCCATGTCTCCGCACACCATGCCAGGCCCCCAGTTGCCGCTCACGACGTTGTTCCGGCCTTGGTACGACGTGCCGTAGTACCGGACCGCGATGTAACTCGCGGCGCAGGAATCACCGCACCCGCCGCCGCACAGAAGCCCTTCCCCGACGCCGGGACCACCGCACGGGATCGCCCAGACGATCTGCGCGTACAGGTATTTTGGGTTCACGCTGCAATCGAACTCGCCTGGCGTGTCTTGCAGCTGCACCGGCACCCACAGGCCATGGCAAGTACAGGCACACGGGCAAGGCGCACCGCTCGCGCATTCCAACGCGCTCTCGGTCGTTCCGAACAGCGGGCCGCCGATCCACGGCGGCGGGAGCACGGTCCCGGCACAGTTCGCGTACTGGGCCGCGCCCGTCCATGTTCCAGTCAACGGTCCGGGCGTCACCCGAACGGCTCCGGCAGGGTAGCGGACAAGGTTAAACGCACAACTTACCGACCCCAGCCATGGGCAACACGATTCCGTTTCGACTTCGCACGGCTCATCGGCTGTGCAACTGGTGAGGTACCAGAAGTCGGCGTGGACGTAGTCGCAGTAGTTCGCGACCAGCCCGCCCAGGCATTCCTGCACGGGCAACTGGCGATCGGTCGGCACCGGGCAGTCTTGGTCCTTGCACGGGCACGTGCGGCCGTTTGCACCCGGCGCGGTCCCGTTCGGGTCACACGGCGAGCAGCCGCCGCACGGCACGGTACCGGTGCATTCGACGTTTGAGCATGAAAACGCCGAGTACCCGTCCTCGTCGCAACGGGTCGGCTGGAACGTGCCTGCGATTCGGATGTTGAACGGGAGCAGACCAAGCGTGCTGCATTGAGACACCGCGGACGCGCAGTTCGTGTCCGGGCACGGTGATGCTTCGCAGCAGCAGCGCCGCTTGCTCACTTCTTCGACCGACGGCAGTAGATGAACCCGGCGACCAGCCCGGTCACGCCGAGGAGAAGCCCAAACCACAGGGAGCCAAGGAACGATTCAACGCTTGCGAGCATGGGAAGCCTTTCGAGGTGCGCGGCGAGCTGCGAAGCCGAGGCCGACCGAGCAGCCTGCGGCGAACGTGATGACCAAGAGCCCGAGGAGCCAGAGCGTGTATGCGTATGTGGGGAGCGTCATTTCCGACCTCTGATGTAGTAGATCGCGCCGAAGATGGCCGCAGCAATGACGGCAATGGAGAGGTACTGAAGCGTCTGGTAGACGGGGTGCTCGTCATCCGAGACGTAGGCGACCTGTTGGTGCACCTCGGCCGCAGCGACCTCGATGGCCTCGAGGTCCGCCTGGGCGGCGTCGAGGTGCCGCTTGGCGCTGCCGGCGCGGCCGCGCACGGTGTTCGTCTCCTGCGCAATGATCGCCGTGGCCGACGCGCAGCCGGTGAGCGGGAGGATGACCGCGGCGGCCTTCACGCGAACACCCGGTACGGAATGGTCGGCTCGGGCGTGAACGTCGGCAGCTCATCTACCTGGTCGGGCGTGAGCTCGAACGTGACGCGGATGTTGGCGTGGAACCGGGTGTCGCTCGGCCGGATCACCTCGCCCTCGGGGTCGAGTTTCGCGGGGATCGCCCCGATGCGGTCCACATAGCAGCCCGCGACGGGCATGAGGACCAGTTCGCCGCCGCCAATGTCCTGCTCAATGAGCAGTCCTGCGGTTTCCAGCGCATCGTCTAGATCGGACTCTGTGTTTGATCGGAGCATGTAGTCCATGTCAGGGGTTCGCCGTAATTGCGTTCATCTGCGCCATTGTCAATGCGGTTGGGTAGAACTTGACCGAGCGAATAGCGATGCTCGGATACGCGGTTGCCGCGCTGCTGTTGTCGCTGTTCAACGCAAACGCGGTAGCGATTGAGACACCGGAAACGGCAGAACTGGTCGGCGTTGTCGATGCCTGTGCGCCGTTGATGCTCATGGCCGTGCTGGTTGTCGTTCCATCGAACGAGTAGGACGTGGCCGCTTTTGCGCTTGCGAAGGATGTGCGGGAGCCGGCCAAGTTGGAACCAAGTGCGGTCGTTCCGTTCGTCTGGAAATACGACGCCAGCAGAGTTCCACTTCCCCAGCGAAATCTCTGCGCGTAGTTCGCTCCATTGTTGAAACCAATCGAACCCGCAAAGTTTGCGTTTTCGTTGTTGTTGCTGAAGTGGGCAAAGAGCGTTCCGCCGTTCGCGTTGTAGTTCAGCGCGGCGATGTTGCTCATCGTGCAGATATCAACATTCCTCGTCGCCTGACTCGCGCCCGTGGGAATGTACGAGGAGGCACCGGAGCCTGTTTCCAGTTGTGCGCCCCAAGCCTGAATCGCGCTTGTCCCATTGCCCGACCACGATGACACAACATCTGTTGTCGCATTCTGCGGGACGCCGATCCAGAATGCCACAGATCCGGTCGTGGTGGATGTCCATGTCATCGTGACGCGATACCAGCCCTGCGTTCCCACCGGATCAATCGTCGCCGTATTCGTCGCACCAAACTGCGATCCGAGGCTTCCTGCCCCGGTCAGGGTGAAGTTCCGGCGCGCCTGTCCTCCAGCGACCACCAACGATGCGACCGTGTACCCATCAGCCTTCACGAACGCGGATGCCGTATAGGTCGTTCCGTTGACGATGTTCGGAGCATTGTTTTCGATGGTATGGCGGCCGGATGTCGTGTCGGGAATGATCTTGACGGCGGATGCCGTGTTGTCCGGTGCCGTGAATCCTGTCCAATTAGTCGTGACTAGGTTCGTGCGGCCAGACCAATGTCCCGCTCCGTTCTGCGTCAAATCACCGGAGTAGGTGACGATATTGGAAACCTGCCCCTCCACCAGCAGCCCTCGCGGTGCCCCCGTGGTCGGGTCGTGGTCGAAGCGGGCGACGTTGTTGCTCATCGTCTCCACGAAGCCGCTGGCGTTGATCCGCGTGCCGGTGCTGCCCCGCGTGAAGGTCAGCCCGCGAGCCGTGAGGTCGGCCGTCGCGGTCATCGTGGTGAAGTCGAGGTTAAGCGTCGATCCGTCGCCGATCATGGCTTTGCGGAACATTGAACCGATCATGGGATGTCCACTCCTGCGGTCCGGAAGGTGAAGTCGGTCACGTGAAGGTTCTCGCTGCTCGCGTTGTCATCGAGGAACACGGTGAACGTGCCCCAGGCATTGTTCGGCCAGGTGTCCGTGGTGGCGCTGGGCGTCGTGATCGTTCCGTGGCCGTTGGCTGCGTTCGTGAATGTGCCGTTGATCGTGCCCGTCGCCGTGCCGATGGTCCACTTGCCCTTCAGCGTGTAGCCGGTGCAATTGAATACCGCGCCCGTGTCGAGGTTGCGGACGTACACCGTCAGGAAGTGCAGTTCGCCCGGCCATATGACCAAGTTAACGATGGGAGTTTGGATCGTGACGTTCGGCATCAGGTGCACCTCACGGGATTCGGGCGATCGAAGAAGGCGTAGGCATTTCCGCCGAGGTCGTATACGACAGACACCATGGCAACGGCCGTCAGGCTCGACGTCGTCCAAGCGGACCCGGTCCACACGCTGCCGACCGGGCCGATTGTGCTCGCCGGGGTCGTGATATCCATGCCGTCTACGATGGTTGCCGTATTGAACTCCTCGCGCAAGTTCCGGCACGTCGTGTAGTTGAACCGCGGGTCGGTCACGGTCGAGATGCCAGCGCCCGCAATCGACGCGGGCACCCACAGGGACACGGTGTAGGTCCACCGGTTGCTGGCGAGCGCTGCGGCGGCCGTGATGCTGCACAAGCCCTGCGCGACGATGTTTCCCTGGACGAGCTGCGACTGCGCCCAGCGGATGCCCTCGGTGCTTTCGGCGACCAGTTCCGAAGAGTCGGTCCACCGGTTGCACACGAACTTGTTCGCCGAGCCGAACAATCCGCGCTCGAACTTGGGGCGCATGTACGTCATGGGTACGTCGGCCCTGCCTTCTCGAACTGGTCGTAAATCGGCTGCGTGAACAGCGCCTTCAGGTCGGCGGTGCTGCTGTACGGCTGGTACCACACGACCGTCGCGGCCTGCATGTACTGCGTTCCGGCGATGGTCACGCCTGGCAGCAGGCGGGGCTCGCCCGTCGGGTGCGGCATGGCGAGCTGCTCAAGGTGGAACCACTCGTCGTAGACGTAGGTGATCGTGATACGCCACACCTCATTGTCGAGGGTCGCGGCGATGCCTTGGCACAGCACCGTCCCGATCGGCCATCCGAGGAATGCCGCGTTGTTTCGCTTGTTGATGTATGTGCTCAACCACGTTGACCATGCGGGGTCAGCGGCGACCGATCCGGTGCCGGGCGACGGCGGCGTCCGATCAGTAAACGTCTCGATCTGGATTGTCTGCTGCTTGACCTTGC